GTGCTACGCCACGCCAGAGGTAAGGGGGGGCTAAAGAGATTCCTTTTAGGGGGTATTTGCACGTTTTTTACTAGGTTTTTTAATTATGCGTTTCGTTTCTAATCGTTCAGCCTCAGTGTACGGCTCAAGGATTAACATATCAGAAACATTAACCGCTTCCCTTATCTTGCGTGCGCGCTTCTGTACCCACTCATGCGATAGACCATACATATCTGCGAGGTTACGCGACGGCATACGGCCCGGTAGTTCCAACGCCCACCGTACCAGCTCGACGTGCCGGCGGAAGGAATAGTTATTCGTGAAGGCCAACGCATCGATGAATGACTTAAGCAGCTGACCAACACACTCACGCGTTACGAAGTTATCGGTCTCAGTGCGGTGATCGGGTACATTGTCCGATGACCAGGCGTTATGATTTTCTTTTATCTCAAACACTCTCGATGGCTTCCACATCTCTTTGTATGGTAACACACCACCATCGCGTAACTTATCCTGTTCTTTCTTGGTCAACGAATAAAACCACGCATCAAAAGACTTAGCCTCTTTAGCATTGGACGGCGTTACGTCGTAACAGGTTTTACGTTGCACTCACGCAGAATCTATTCGCTCTCAGGAAGTTGCAACAGTGTTAAGTTAATCCACTTCCCAAGCAATGTATCGTATCGTAATATCTTTCGTCGAGTCAGGTATTCTTTAAAACTTTTAAGCGTTGAGTTCGTTAAATTGATTTGGGATTTGATGTTATCGTTCAGCTGCTGAGTGGTTAATGTCTCAGGCCATAAAGATATAAAGTCTGCAAGTCTTACGGAATGTATATCCTTGTTAAACTTTGCTTTGCTTATCGCTCTTTGCCGGATTGATTCCATGTGATCGCGGTCTTCCTTCCAGCGTTTCTTTCTTAAGTTGGCTAGTCGGTAGCGATTGTTTAGTCTTCTTTTCTTTTCCATGTAGGTTAGTTAACGCGTAAGAACGAACGAATACCCCCTAGCGACCGTGAGGGAAGCGTAATGGGGGAATGAGTGAGTTCCCCTTACCTCCCTTTAGGGAGTAAGACAGATGTCCGCCAGTCGAAGTAGGGGTCATTAGGCGTCGTTTCAAAGTAGGGGTAAAAGGTGGGTGTAGCGGTCAGACTACCAATCAGTGATTAAAACGGCTTGGTGACCCCTTAGCGTGCTTGGAATCGCTATGCCTTGCCTCGACCTTAAGTGTAGGTTCTGGGGCTGGTGCGGATAGTTCGCCGTACTCCCACCTAATTTGCCCTGCTTGTCGGGCGTGTCTGACGATGATGTCCCCTGCGAAATCTCCGTTAGCGTTTAACATACCTGCCCTGCCTCGTCGTTTGGTCAGCGAGAATTTGAATACTGGTTCTTCTCCTGGCTGACGAACAAGCACGCCGACCTCTCGGACGTAATTAACTAGTTCCGATGCCCCTGCACCCGAGTAGGCTAGATCGGAAGGAGTCTGCCCCTCTTTGTCTTTGGCTGACTTTGGTTTCGTCGTATGGTGAACGGCAACGAGTATGCAACCAGTGTCTTCAAGGATACGCGCGACGCCGTGTCTTAGAAACTCTGTCATTTGCTTCTGATCGGCTACTTCAATACCGGCAAAGGAAAGAAGAGGGTCGACAAGTATAACATCAGCTCGATGCAGCTCGATGAGTGAACGCATCTGCTCAAGAAACTTTTCCCCAACTGAATTGGTGTCCCGATAAATAAATAAGTTCTCGTCGAGCGTTTGTTGCTCGCTGGCGAATAGATTCATTCCTGCGGTAATGTCCTGATAGGCTTCGGCTACATCACCGAGGTCATTCTCTGCTTGCAACATCACGACGCGTAATGGTCGCTTGGCTTTGATTCCAAAGAATTGTCGATTGATACAAAGTGAAACTAGAAACTGTAAAGCGAACGATGACTTGCCTACCCCTGACTGCGAGACCAGCAGAAGCGACCCACCTTTGCATAGCCAGCGATTACCGATGACCGTGTTCGGGTCTTCCTTGCGTTCAAATGTTTTCATCGCCTCGATGTTCATTAACACCGGGCCTGACTTCTTCTCACGTTTGATTAGGCTTTTTAGCGTGCCTTCGTTGTAAGCAATTAAAGATTCTGGGTCAGCGTTCGGATCAGAGGCGAGCCGTTGAACGTGTTCTGCATTGATGGCGATGGCACGAAGAGCTGCGGTGCGTTTTATCTCATCAGCCCAAGCCTGGTTAAGTCGTGATTCTTTTACCTCGCTTGTGAGTTCGTTAATGTAGTGTGCCTGCACCGTTGAGTTGTTTGCTCGCAGTGCGTTAAGGATAACAAGTTCGTCGGGGTGATTACCTTGCTCGTTTATTTGTTTAACGCAGAAGGCAATCTCTTGGTGAATTGGTTCAAAGAAGTCGGCAGGGGATAGGTCTTTTATGTCGAGGCCGTCACGGATCACCACGCCGAGCAGATAGCGTTCAGCGTAAATTGCAGAAGGGAGTTTTAACATAGGGGATTGTTTGTGTGTCGGCAGTTGGGTTGCCGTTCAAGTTTATTATTTCTTCTTCAGTCCGTAGTGTGGCACAGGTGCTATTCTTTTCTCATCAAAGATTGATACGCGGAATACTTTCTTTTCGATTGTTCCAAGCTTTATTCCTTTGTTAAGCAATTCCAGCGCACGGCTTGGCTTAAAACCCCAAGTCTCACCCCATTGTCTAACGGTCTTATAACCTGGTTGTGGTTTCTCGGCAGTCTTATGTATCTCAGACATGATTGCCATCAATACAGGGTCTGGTTGTTTTCTTTTCATTTTTTGTATTCCCAAGTTTTAAGTTCAGTTTGCCATAACCATTTTTTGCCTATCCGGTGTATGATCCAAGCCTTCCAGTCATTGCCCATATACCAACCCGCAATAAATCCGTTATTCCATTTAGCAGTTCCCATATAGTTTGCACTGTAATCGAGGTCATCGATTCGAGCTAAGCAAGGAGACATATAAGCTGCACCACCACCGAATTGGTCTAGGTTGACTTGATGGCCTGTGTGACCGTGTCCGCAAAAGAAACCGCCACCAGCAACTCCACCAGCCGTATAGTGCTTACCCATCTTCAGTAGATTTGAGCCGATGCCGTGATGAAAAGACAAAGGCCCTATGCGTAGTAATCCAAGTTTTCCATGGTAGGGTAAAATAGTTTTGCAACCAGCCTTTCGTGCCACGGTGTTAATTTTTTCGTCTTTCTCAGCACAGTAGTCGCGAACAATACCCGATGGGTGATTACGTGCCAATGCTTCTAACCTATATTCATGATTACCTTTTAACAAATGAGTAGGACTAAACTTAGTTATAAAATCATATCCCATATCTAAATCCATTTCAAGAGATTCAGCACCCTCTTTATCTCCCATTGCCCCCTTGCGGAGCGAACGGAGGTCAAAGTGATCTCCACCTCCAATGCGGAGTTGTGGCTTATAGTCTTTACAGTATGCGTAGAGAGCTTGAAGGCTTTCATCGCAGGCCATGTCTCCGTGGCTATCAGCTGCGAAGACGAATCTTATGGGTTTGTTGGTACTCATTTTTTTAGGGTTAAATTCATTTGTAGGATAATCGCGTCACGCATCTTCTTAGCCTTCTCAAAGTCCTTTGATAGTTTCCTCATGATAAATACATCGGTGCGTTTAAGTCGGAAGTAATAGTGAGTGTTACCAGGTTGCTTGTATAAATAACTGCGTTCTGGGTCGAAGGCATTAAAATTGTTTTTAGGTGGAGGCACACTATAGTCTGTAAATTTAGGGCAGGAAGCCAGCCAGTAAGCGCGTGCTGGTGTGATGCCAAGTCTCTCCGCATACTCAAGTTGCTCTGATGTCAGGAAAGGTCTGGGCTGATCCGTAGTGTTATCGCTTATAAACTCCATTGCTTAGCAAGCATACGCCCTTCGTGCATAATTAACTGCCGTTGTTCGGTGTCGAAGTGATACTCCTGGTCGAATCGTACGATGTCCCGAATCTCGCAAATGCTATTAGCCTCTTCAGGGTTCGCAGCTGAAATGCCGGAGGTCGAAATATAAACCGTACGCACCTTCCAGCCTAGAGGAATTAAAAGTTTCTGACAGACTATAAGTTCGTTCAAATAACGCCAGTCAGTGCAGACTACAGTATCAAGTGGCATACCGTCATCGTCGTAGCCTTGAGCAACGGTCTGGGCCATAATCTCAGCAAAGACCGAAGGCTTCAGGTCTCGGGCAAAAGTTCCGCAGGCCACAAGGAAACGTCGGTTGGTATCCTTGAATCGGTCATCGTGAAAGTCACCTTGCAAGTCTAAGCAGTCGAGGAAGACATTGGCAGAGTCCTTGAGCGAGTCCGCAAAGTTAATCTTCTCTGCGTTCTTTTCTGACCACTCAAGAATGCCGTCTCCGAGCGTGTCCTTGCCTGCTCGAGCATATCCGCAGATTAAAACCAATGTCCGTTTGGGAAAAATACTCTCCAACGGATCAGTGTGCGCTGAATCGTCCACGTTAAAATGGCGAGTCAGGCTTCGTGAAGTCAGGTACTTGAGGTGCTTCGGCGTTAAGCGTTGGCTGACCATTGGAGTTACCTAAGATTGATTTGATTGATTTGAATTTATATTTGAATTGCGGTCTGCCGTTCCATTCACCGTTAGGAGTCACTTCGAGGTCTACTTCGGCGACACAGTTGGCGGCGGAATCTACTAGCTCGATGAATTGGCTAATGTGCATTTGCTCTGGTGCCTGGACGTATTTGTTCGTGAATTTACCAACGAGCATAGCGACTTGTTTAGTGCCGAATTGCGTGGAATAATTTTTATTAAAGCAGAGACCTTCAGAGGTCATGAAGAAGATTGAAACAGATGGGAATCCACCAGTGTTCAATTTGTACTTCTCTGGCTTTGGCTTGCAGAGTCGTAAGACATAAACACCGGAAGTGTCGATGGTCGTAAGGGGTGGGCGATCAGGGGATGGTTGGCTCATATGTATGTTTGGTGTATGTTAAAATTATGCGAAGGTGATAGGTGTGCCTGTGGTCGATTTATTTTCCCAGTCGAGCATCTTAATTGTAGAGCCATCAGAATAGCCAGGCCATACACCAGTTTTGGTGCATTCAGTATATAATTTAATTGCGGTCTCTAGTTTTATAAAGCCATCAG